GGGCTGCAAGAAGGTTTTCGCTGCCAATACTGACGATTTGCAGGAAGCCTATATTCGAGGCCGCGAAGCGCCACCGTCTGACGTTGAGGTGGAGGCCGTGGCAAAACGCTTGCTATGGCGAAGCTGCAAGAAGTGGGATGGTGTCGAAAGTGACTGTGTGGCGAAGGACGAAGACGATGCGTGGGATTATGCAGGGGAAATCTGCGGCTATCAGGAGGACTTCATCGATCGGGCGAAAGAAGTGCTCGAAGTGGCACGGAAGGCGGTGACGGAATGAGCAAGACGATCAGATACGTGGAATGCGGCCACTGTGGCGAGACCGTCGGCACTTACTACGTGACATGCCCCTACTGCGGCTACAAGCTGTTCGAGACGCCCATGGACCCGTTGTATGGCATGGCCGACGATGAATTCTACAGGCGATTCGGGAGCATGTGATGGAAGATGTTGGAATTCTTCTCACGCCGCCACCGGACTTGGTTGAAATCGCCGAAGCCCTGGACGCGATGGCGAAACCACACGTGGGAAGCGGCTGGGCGAACACCAACTACACCGACCTGCCCTGCACCACGCCACGGCAGGAGGCCATCTGGATGGAATTCAACGGCATCACAAGAGGGGATGATTGATGGCCAGACGAGGCTACGTGCAGCTCGTGAACGCTTTTTACAGCAACGAGAAGGTGCAGGAGTTGGCTCGCAGTGGACGCATGGACTCTGTGGGCGCGTTCTGCATGGCCCTGGCGTACTGCGGAGACCATCTCACGGACGGCTTCGTGCCGCGCCGGGCCATGCTCTACGTCATCGGAGCCACCGACGAACAGCTTCAAGCCCTCTGCGATGTCGGCATGCTCGAAGAGATCGAAGAAGGCTGGCTGATCCACGACTACACCGAGCACAACCGCACCAGAGAGCAGGTATTGCACGCCCGCGCCGACGCCAAGGAACGCAAAAGCAAATCCCGATGTCACAGCACTGTCACAACAGTGTCACAGCGTGACATGCGTGTGACATCGGGACAAACACCAGAACACCAGAACCCAAAAGAAAGATGAAGAAGAATATTCTTCTTCTTCATCCAAAGAAATCGGGCTGAACGACTTCGAGCTGGTCAGGGAGAAAGCCCACGCCAATGCCGCCATAATCCGCGATTGCCCGAATCTCGACCTCACGGACGCGTGGAATGCCTTCGCCGCTCGCCACTACGGCGAGACACGCACCGTCAACGACTGGACACGACTCTGGAAAGGCTGGTGTCAACGCAGAGCCAACATGAGCGGCATCCCACCCTCGAAACGCCACATACACACGTGGAAATGCTCTCACGTGCTCGAAGCGCTCGGACGCGACGAAGAAACCGCACAGGCAGACGAAAAGGCCTGCGAATTAGCCGACAAACTCAACAAGGAGAAATCATGAAACACGAACGCAAAGCATGGCAGGAAGGCTACGCGGCCGGCTGGAAAGACCAGGAATGCGATTTTCCGCAATATACAAGCGAAAACCCATACAAGGAGCCCGTCGAAATCGAAAAGGACGGTGAATGATGGGCGGACTGGACAAGGTCGAGAAAATTGTGATTGGCTTGCTGGTGGTATTCGTCGCCTCAATGCTCTCGCTGGCGGGAATATGCATCTACGCGTCCTGGTATGCGGGCACGCATCCCGATTACGGCATGGAGACGGTCAAGACCGGCGACGTGACATGGGTCTGCCTCACCGACCATGGCAAGACCATCGGCTGCGACACCGTGGAGGAATACAAGTGAAGAAAATACTCGAAGACATGATCATCAAGTGGCATCAGGCCGGTTACGCGCTCGACGAGATCGCGCCGCTCGTGCCGCAGGTGCCGAAAGCCGAAATCGCCGCACTCATCCGCCAGCACGATAAGGAGACTCGACTTTGACCGACTGCCAGCACTGCCGGAAGCCAATGAAGCCGGTGGCCGCGAATCTGCTCTGCGCCAGCTGCCGAGAAAACTACTGGCAGCTGATCCGCCAGCTCGGACACGTCCAACTGCCCGCCCTGCGGAGCATCATGCTCCGACAGGCCCGCATCGGCACCCCAGCACACACGCCAAGCCGAGGCAACGCACCAATACCCATCGACACCCACGCTCAAGACCTCATCGCAGACAGCGAAGCATGGTTGGCGGAACAGGCGGGCAAAATACGCGCCGCATACGCTGGATACGACTGGCGGAAAGCGTGGTTCGCCATAATCAGCAACCGGCGCACCATCCTCGACATGAGCACTGCAGCAGACGATTACGCAGCCCTGGAACACATCAGCCGACGCAACGAGACGGCCTTGACACCAGAAGAGGCAATGGTCATCATCGGCACATGCCCACAATGCGGCCACCAAGCCACCAGCACGCCACAGGCCGACGAATGGACATGCCCGCACTGCAAATGGCAAGGCGGAGTCCAAGCCATCAAAGCCACCCGCGACAACAAACTCTGGCAACTCGAATACACCGGAAAACCAGTCGAAGTCGCAAGATACCTCTCCAAAATGGACATCCACTGCACAAGCGACCAGATCCGCCAATGGCTCACCAGAGGCAAACTCCACGCCACGCCGACAAAACACAAAGGAGAGTACGTGTTCAACCTCGGAGAAATAACCGCCATGCTTGACTGTCACAATTAAAATGCTATACTGTCGTACAGTAGTAAAATGGTTCAGCCCGAAAGGGCTGGGCCATTATTCATATCAGCCTCGGTAGCTCAGTGGCAGAGCACGAGGGATGGCACAGATACCAGAGGACGGATACCAAACCGGCCATGGCTTCATGATTCTTTGCGAATGCCCGTGATCAGAGATAGTGCATCCCACACCATGCGCTGGTTCGACTCCAGCCCGAAGCACCACAAGGCGGTGACCACATGCCAGGAAGAACGCGCAAGACCAGCCGCCAATTCGAAAAAGACAAGGCCGCATTCTTCACACAATGCAAGGCACAGCATGCAGTCTGCTGGTTGTGCGGCATGCCAATCGACTACAACGCAGTCAAGAACACCACAGATGACTCATTCAATCTCGATCACATGTTCCCGGTCAGCAAGCATCCCGAACTCCAATTCGACCCAGCAGGCTTCAAGCCGAGCCACACCAGCTGCAACCGCTTGAGAGGCAACCAAGATCCGCCAGCGCCAATCGGAACACTAAGCAGGCAATGGATTAAGACAGCATGAGCAAGGAGACAGCAATGCAACAGCCAGTCAACCTAACGCTCACCGCAGAAATTAACGACAAGACATTCCCAATCAGCAGCTTCACGGTCAACATTCCAGTGCACGTCAACAGAACATACCGCTACGAGGTCATCGACTCCGAGCGTGCCATCGCCAAGCTGATGCCACCAAGCACAAACGAACTCATCAAACGCTTCAAAAACGCAATCAACGCATTCCAAACAGCATTCGAAACCGACCCAAACGGGGTAGGGGCGGTGAAATCGTAAAACCAACGCGATGGGGGTCTACGTCCCGCGTGGTTGCTCTTCCTCTCCCCGATAATGTTTTTTGTTGATGGGTCGCGCGCGAAGGAGGCTCTATGACGGTTAAGAAGGGTGTTCTCGAGCGTCGTTTTCCTCATGAGTCCGTGGCGGACGCGTTGGAGAGGTCTTTGCGTAATGCGAAGTCGTTGCGTGCTGAGAATGCGGCTGTCGTGGCCGCTGCGCGTATCCTTGCCGCTCGGATTGATTCGGTTTGCGAGACGGGTTTCATCGATGAGAACGGGAAATTGGACAATGTGTCGGTTCCGACGTTTTTGAAATACTGCCAGTCGCTTGGTCTGACGCTGGTGGAGCCCGCCAAGGTTGGGCGTCCAGCGAAGGCGAAGCCTGAGCCGAAGGCCGAGGAGTCAAAGAGCGGCAAGGTCATCGCGATGGATGAGTTCATGAAGCGTTTCGGCTAGAAGGTGGTGTCCGATGGCGGCTGAGAATCTTACGGTTTTCGGTGCCATCGACGATGAGAATCATGGCGTGACCTTGCCGCGTATCTTCACTCCGCCACTCAGGCCGTTGACCAAGGAGACGAGCAATGGTTTCGCGGTGATTGCCTTCGCGGAGATTATGCTTCATGTGCATCTTTATCCTTGGCAGTGCTGGCTGCTGGTCCATGCGCTGGAATTGCTTGAGGATGGCAGCTATCGCTTCCGCAAGGTGATTGTGCTTGTGGCCCGTCAGAATGGCAAGACCACGCTGATGGGTGTGCTTGCCGCATGGTGGCTGTTTGTGGACTCGAATAAGCACCCGGATAGGGTGCCGCCCGTGAAATTTCTGGTGGTTGGTGCCGCGCAGACCTTGGATAATGCCAAAGGCCCATATTCCCAAGTCAAGGAGTGGTGTAATCCGCGTCCTGAGACTGATGAGGAGTCCGATCTTGTTGTGCCTGAATTGGCTTCCATGACGCAGAAATTCGTCAACACCAATGGCGAGGAAGCCATCGTGCTGAAGTCGAAGGCGAGATACATTGTCCGCGCTGACAAGAACATTCGTGCGAAGAGCGCGGCCCGTGTGATTTTCGATGAGCTTCGCGAGCAGCATAATGATGATGGCTGGAACGCGGTCTCGCAGACCACGAAGGCAGTGTGGAGCTCGCAATTGTGGGGCATCAGCAATGCTGGCGATTATCGCAGCGTCGCTCTCCGCAAGCAGGTGGACAAGGGCCGTAAACTCGTTGACGCTTGGAACAAGTACATCGCTGATGGTGTGGATGCCGCCGAGGCTTTCGCCAATGGCGAGCAGGACGGCTCATTCGGCTATTTCGAATGGTCCGCGCCTGATAAGTGCCCGGTGGATGATGCCGACGCGATCCGCCAGGCTAACCCGTCGCTCGGTTATGGCCCTATGACCGTGGCCAGTGTCCGAAGCGATATTGATGGCATGACCGAGGCCGCATTCCGCACAGAGGTCCTGTGCCAGTGGGTGACCGCCGACATCGTGCCCTACATCAACCCGAAGCTGTGGGCGCATGGCACAGATAATGCGTCCTGCATTCCGGCTGATAATCGCGTTGTCTTGGCCGTCGATACCAGCGCCGACCGCCAGACCACGTATGTGGCCGCCGCTGGCCTGCGCGCCGATGGCCTGCCTCATGTGGAGCTTATCGCGCGTCGTGACGGCATGCTGTGGGTGCCGCACTTTCTTGACCTATTGCGTGAGAGCTGGCCGTCGATTTGCGAGATCGCCGTGCAGTCGAAGGGCTGTCCGGCCGTCGATTTCATCGACCCCTTGACCGAAAAAGGCTGGAACGTCCACCTTATCGAGGGTTTCCGCCTTGGCGCGTGCTGCGGCCGCTTCCTCGACCGCGTGCGCGAAGGCAAGCTCCGGCACCTGCCGCAGCCAGCCATCGAACAGCAGGTGAGCGTGGCCGTGACAAGGCGTCTCGGTGAGGTCGAGGTGTGGGACCGCGCGAAAAGCGCCCTGCAGATCAGCGGCCTCATCGCCGAGAGCGAGGCATTGTACGCGCTTGAGACCATGCAGGTCGAAGCAGAAACGCCGAAATATTCGCCGAGCGTGACGCATTTCGCCGTTGTCTGACCCCAGTGAGGAGGTTTCATGGGTTTCTTTTCCAGATGGCTCAAGAAAAGTCCGGTATCCGTGGCCCAGAAGTTCTCCGAATCGCCGGTGAACATTTCGCAGGTGGCGCAGATTCCCATCGACTGGTTCGGCGCTGGAGTGTATGAGCGTGAGGCGGCGGTGCGTACCGTCATCGACCATATCGCGCGGAACATCGCCAGCATGCCCTTCAAGGTCTACCGACGTCAATCTGACGGCGATCGCGTGGAGGATACCGCAAGCCCATTGGCGCAATTGATGGCCAAGCCGAGCGTGCTTCCTGGCATGACACGCTACCGGTTCTTCTACTCTTTGCTGTGCGATGGCCTGCTCAATGACCGGTGGCTTTGCCTGCTCGATGCCGACAAGCAGTCCGGCCGACTATGGCTGCGGCGTATCCCGGTGCAGAATTTCACCCTTTCCGGAAACACTCTCGATGAGATCACCGGCGTGCAGATCAGCACCGGCCAACCGGAGGGCAGCCGGTATTTCAAGCTGCCCGACCCGCAGATTCTGCTGGACGTGGGCTATAGCACGTCCGGTATCGGCGGCTCTCCGGTGTCCGGCACTCTCGCCCCGCTTTTGGCGGAGGCGCGTGAGATGGCCGAATATCGACGTGCCATCGCCAAGAACGGTGGCCAGATTCCGGCCTATATCTCGCGTCCGAAGGAGATGCCGTGGCTTTCGCAGGAGGCTCAGGACGAATTCGTGCAGGGCATGCGGAATTACAAGGCTGGCGGCAATCTCGCCGGTGGCTGGCCGCTGCTCAACGATGGCATGGAAATCAAGACGGTGGACGCCTTCAAGCCGATTGACATGCAGGACATCGACGCGAGGGACAAGATCCGCATCGACGTGGCCAACGCCTTCCATATCGCGCCGGAGAATCTAGGCTTCCGCAGCGGCACGAATTCCAACATCGCTTCCTTCAAGGAGCAGATGTGGAATGTGGAGCTCATGCCGTACATCGTGGCCTTCGAGCAGTCGCTCAACCTGCTGCTGCCCGACGCGCTCGGACAGCCGGACGCCTACATCGAGGCGAACGTTGACGCCAAGCTGCGCGGAACGTTCTCCGAGCAGTATCAGGCGCTTTCCACGGCCACGGGGCGCAGCTTCATGACCACGAACGAGGCGCGGCGCATCCTGAACTATCCGAAGGTCGAGGGCGGTGACGATCTGGTGACGCCATTGAACGTCGCGACAGGCGGCCAGCCCAGTCCGCAGGACGGCGGCAGGACGCAGAACGCGCAACAGAACAATCCAGTGAACGGAGAAGACCAGTGAATCTCAAACAGCTCAGATTCAACGTGAAGTCCTTGGACGATTCGGCTGGCGAAGGCGTTTTCAGCGGCTATGCCAGCACTTTCGGCAACAAGGACCTGCAGGGCGACGTGATCGCCAAGGGCGCTTTCGCGGAGACATTGGAGAAGGATTACAACGGCGGTGCCGGTATTCCTATCCATTGGAACCATCAGGACGGCAAGCCGACCGACATCATCGGCCGCACACTGAGCGCCGTCGAGGATGAGAAGGGCCTTCTCATCTCGGCCCAACTCGACATCGACGATAATCCTACCGCCCAGCAGGCTTACGACCTGCTCAAGGACGGCAGGGTGCATCAGATGAGCATCGGCTTCGTGCCGACGAAGACAGCGTGGATCACCGAAAAGGGCGATGGTCCGTGGGGCGGCCATTCCGAATTCCAGCAGATCAAGCTTTTCGAGATCAGCGTGGTGCCGGTGGCCGCTAACCAGCAGGCCGAGATTCTGGCCGTGAAGTCGGGTCGTGCCATCAGCTCCGCCAACGAGGAGAAGCTGCGTGCCGCGCTGGCCTCGTTGAACGAGGTGCTTGACGGCATCGATTCCGATAATTCCGCTTCCGACGAGGATAAGGCGGATGATTCCAAGACCGGCGAGAGGCCGGACGATAAGAAGCTTGACCCTGATGAGGGCAAGGACGCTGAGGCCGAGAAGGCCGAGCGCCTGAATGTAATCAAATCCGCCCGTGAATTGGTCACTGGCGGCAAGGACAACAAGGAGACCAAATGAGTTTCAATGATCGTCTCGCCAAGACCAAGGCCGCCATCGAAGCGGTGCTGGCCAAGGGCGAGGATAATCTCGACGCTTCCGACATCGAGAAGCTGAAGGGTCTGAACGCCGAGGCGCACGAATTGCAGGACTCCATCGAGACGCTGGACACCGTGCACAAGCGCTTCGAGGGTCTGACCGATAATCTGACGGACACTCAGAAGAGCGGTGTCGCCCATCAATCTCTTGGCGATTTCGTCGTGAAGAGCATCGGCGAGCAGCTGGTGAAGATGAAGGGCGTGTCCGGCGCTTCCATCGCCGCGCCTGAATGGCTGCCGAACCGCAAGGCCAACACCGACACTCAGGTGACCGGTGGTCCGTCCGGCGCGTATGGCTCTCTGCTGACATATGTTGACCCGAATTTCGTGGAAGGTTACCGCCGTCCGACCATCACCAACCTCTTCGGTGTCGGCGCTATTAGTGGACAGGCCATCACCTACTTCGTGGAAGGTGCTCAGGAAGGCGATTTCGAAACCGTCGGCGAAGGCGATGAATTCGGTCAGATTCATTACGCCAATGCGACCGAGCACACCGACGCATTGTCCACCATCGCTGGCTTCATCAAGGAGTCCGGTGACATGATCACTGACCTCGCCTTCTTGAAGTCCGACATCGATGGCCGTCTGCTTTACAGTTTGAGCATCAAGGAGGAGCAGCAGCTGCTCAACGGTGATGGCACTGGAAAGAATATCAAGGGCCTGCTTAATCGTGACGGCATCCAGACATACACGGCTACCGACGCCGGTAATGATGTCGCTATTCTGCACGCGCAGACCATGATTTCCACCAAGACCGGCATGATGCCTGACGCTCTGGTCATCAATCCGGCAGACTATGAGGCTCTTCGTGAAAAGAAGGACAACAACGGTGCGTACCTTGGCGGTGGCCCGTTCTATGGCGTCAATGGCGGTGCGGTGAACATCACACCGTCCCTGTGGGGTATGAACACTGTCGTATCCCCGGCAGTTGCCAAGGGCACCGCCGTTGTGGGTGCTTTCAAGCGTGCCGCGACCTTCTACCGCAAGGGCGGTGTCGCCGTGGAGGCCACCAACTCCAATGACACCGACTTCATTGCCGATCTGGTGACCATTCGTGCCAAGGAGCGCGTGGCATTGGCCGTGCGCATTCCGAAGGCTTTCGTCACCCTGACCTTGAAGTAAGGAGGAATGATGGCTCGACAGTTTCGAGTGATTCCAGCCACGTCGGCGAAGCTCGACCCCAACGCGGACGTTGCCGATGTGGTCTTCGTGGATGCGAAGGGCAAGCCGACCGACATCGGCGGTGGTTCTGCCGCCGCGCCGTATGTGCTTCCTGCCGCCGCCGAGAACGCTCTCGGCGGTGTGAAGCTGGCTAATGTCGCTTCGGCTGGCAAGGCCAATGCCGCTGTGGGTGTAGCCGCTGGCGATGCGCCGACCAAGGCCGAGCATGACGCGCTCGTGACCGCGTACAACGATTTGGCGAAGCGTGTCAATGCGCTTGTGGCTGGTCTTGTGGCTGCTGGCGTGGTTAAGACGAGCTGAGATGGGAGGTCGGCATGAGTGATGAGGCGAATGTGATTCCTGACATGATTGCCGACCCTTCGGCTTTCGAGGATGACGCGGCTTTCAGGCTTAAGGCTGCTCAGGCGGCGATTAGGCGTGAGTGTGGCTGGCATGTCATGCCGAACACGGCGCTTAGCGGTGTGATTAACACTCGTGGTGGTTCGGTGATTCGTTTGCCCGCACATCATGTGACGAGCATCGAATCATTGACCGACCGTGATGGCAACAAGCTGGCTTATGCCTATGATCCTGAGACTGGTCTTGTGGAGTCCTTGTCTGGCGGTTTCCCCGCTGGGATCGCGGCCATCCGCTACGAGATTCACGCCGGCTATGATGACGCGCCGGACGTGCAGTCGGTGCTCATCAGCGCCGCGAAGCGCGCCGGCATGAGTCCCCTCGGGCTTGTCACCTCGCAGTCCACTAACGGCTCCAGCGCGAGTTTCGACGTCGTGTCGCTCATGCAGGAGGAACGGGACAAGCTCAAACCCTATAAGCTCGGAGGGCTGCCATGAGCCTGATCGACGACCTGAACTCCGCTGTCGGCGTTTCCGCCATGGCTGGGGCCACGCGCTTTATTCGACTGCGCGCCAAACGCAAGGCCAATCCGTACAATCCGGCGCAGAACGAGCCAGACTGGAGCGTACCTCCGGACGAGCTCGCCATCATGGGCGCCCTCGCCTCCAGCTCCAGCATGCGCACGCCGGACACGCTCGACACACAAACCGCATCCACGGCGTACCTCACCATCCCGGATCCGACAGCCGACGTGAAAATCGGCGACCGGATCCGCGCCGACCCCGAAGACGGACGCTTGTGGGAAGTCGAAGGATTCCCCTCGAAGGACGCGAACGCATTCACGGGGTGGCGTCCGACCTTGGAATGCCGTCTGACGGAAAGAAAGGGCTGAAAATGGCGAAAAGCAGGATATCGGTCGACTTCAACCCGAAATTCTTCGACGGGATCCTCAACAGCGCCGGAGTCAAGGCGCTTACCACGCTGGCTGCGGACAGGGCACTCGCCTACGCGAAGGCGTCCGCTCCAGTCGATACCGGCGCGTACCGCGACGGCCTTGGAATCGAGGAGGTTAAAAGGGAGCACCGAACGACCGTCATGGTTGTCGGCCACGACTCTAAGACCCTGCTCGTGGAGGCGCAGACCGGCAATCTGGTCAAGGCGTTGAGGAAGGCGAGGGTCTGATGGCAAGCGTCATTCCACCAGACCTTGAGCTGTTCCTTACCGGATGGCTGCGCTCCAACATCACGGACGTCGCGGGCCTGCAGGTCGGAAACCGCATTCCGGATGGTTACGACGGTTCCTATCCGCTCGTGGTCGTGCGTGATGACGGCGGCACGCAATCCGCCGACCGCGTGACGTTCGACAGGTCAATAGGCGTCAACGTGCTCGGATGGACGCGCAACGATACGAAACCATGCCGTGATCTGGCGGCCCGCGTGTACGGCGTGCTGACCGGCGAGCCCGGCATCCTCATCGGATTCGCCGAAGGCAGCCGCATCTGCGCCGTCGTGCCCGACGGCTGCAACGGCCCGTACCCGGTCGGCGAGGACGCGGCATGGTGCCGCTACTACATGACCGTCGAATATTCGACGGCCGGAATCAGACAATTATAGAAAGGAAACGCCATGGCCAAAGACAGTCAGGGCATGGATCTGGGACAGGTGGAGGCGCTCGTCACCGCCGCCATCATGATCGTCCCGTACTCCACCGAAAACAAAATCACGCCGGATATGATCGCATCCAGCAAGGCAACGCCGGAACTTCCGGCCGCCTACAATCGGTCGACCGCATGCATCGGACTCGTCAAGTCCGACGGCGGCAACCAGGATTCGCGCGACGGCGACGATCCGCTCGAGTTTTTGCAGGACGGTTACAAGAAGCTTCCGCTGGCGACCAGCCTCACGCAGACGTTCAGTCCGGCCGAAAACAATGCGCTGACCCGCAAGATCACCATCGGCGAGCCGGACGACCAGGGCGTCTACCACGTGGCCGACATCATCCAGGACGCGAAATGGATGGTGTACGAAGAGGAGACGTTTGACACCGGGCGCGTCCACCGTCGTGCCGGCGTCATGCAGGTCACCGGCAACGAGCCGGACCAGCAGGAGCGTGGCTCTGTCACAGGGCGCGCGCTCACCGTCGAATGGATGAAGGACCCGCTGTATGTGGATGCGGAGCATCCGAACACCAGATGGATCGAAAGCTGGTACGACCCAAAAGCGTGACGGCGGTGGCCGTGACCTCGGCTGACGGAAACACGAAGCCGTCGGTCGTCCAAGGCGCGAAGCTCGCGCTCAAGGCCGTCGCCACACATGTGGACAAGACCACCGTGGACGTGACCGGACAGGCCACGTTCAAGTCCAAGGATGCAGGCGTGGCGACCGTCGAGGGAGGCACGCTCACCGCCGTCAAGGCCGGAAGCGCGAGGATCAACGCCACATATGACGGCGTGACCTCACCCGATCTGACTGTCACCGTCACCACACGCGCCGCCTGACCGGCGGACGAAAATCTTCCCGGACCGCCCATCTCGCCTGTCTGCGCGGTCCGGGAATCTTCTTTTTTCACGGCAGGCAGGCGAAAAGCAGATAGGACAAGACAATGACTTCCACTTCCACCGACTTCAAGCCGACCGTCGAAGATTTCGACCAGTGGACGGAGAAAAACGATGAGGAGGCGTTCGCCTCCATTGCGCAGAACTACAAGGTGCGCCACATCATCAAGGGCGATGTTTATTGGGCGCTCGTGCCTGGCGGACGCACGTACAAGCTTCCACTGTCGATGAGCATCGACGATTTCACGAGACTTTCGAACACGTCCGACGATACGGAGAGCGTCGAACAGCTCAAACGCATTCTAAGCGCCTTCGCTGGCGACAAACAGGCGAAAGCGCTGAACGGCGAACCGGTGCAGGTGGTGTTCAACCTCCTGTCCGACTACGGCGACGCGGTAGTGCGCGCGCAGGGAGCCTCATTGGGAAAATCCAATGGTTCGCCGGCCGGCTCGCCGAACACGGGAGTGTGATCCGAGCCGATTTCACGGCACGTGGCTGGAGCCTGCAAACCGACCTTGGCGGCAGGCTCCGCTACGGCGACGCGATAGCGCTGCTCGAACAGCTCATTGGAGACCCGTCAACCTACACAGGCGCGGAGCTCAACGGCCTGGACTATCCGGCCCGTTGGGGCGAGATGCCGGTCATCTACGCGCTGGGCGGCGAAGAGTATCCGAAACCTTTCGATTCGCTTGCGAAACGATTGCGGGCCGAACGGGAGAAGGCCAAGCGTGAGCGGCTGCGCGAACAGACCAAGGGCATGAGCCCGGCATTCCGAACGCTCTACGAGGACTGATTTGGATAAAAACTGAATAGTGGAGGTGCCGCATGGCGTTCGGCAGCGAACTTGGTTCCGCGCATATCAGCGTGTTCCCGTCGATGAAGGGTTTCCGCAGCACGGTCAACAAGGAGGTCGGCGCGAGCGGCAAGGCCGCGTCGAAGACCTTCGATTCGAGCATGAACGGCGGCAAAAGCGGCGGACTGTTCGGACGCGCGTTCAAAAACGGGTTCAAACAGTCGGCGAACGCGTTCGGCGCGGACGTGCTGAAATCCTATGAGCGTGACGTGGCGAAATCCACGGCCGCATACCGTCAGTCCATGCTCCAGCAAAAGGCCGCGGCGAATCAGGTGCGTGCCGCCGAGGAGAGCGTCGCCAATGCCGTCGCCAAGCACGGCGAGGGCAGCACGCAGGCCGAGGCCGCGACCATCAGACTCGAACAGGCGCGGCTGAAGCTGTCCACCATGACAGACCGGGCGACGCAGGCCGAGAACCGCTTGAAGGACGCGCAGAAGGCGCTCAAGGATGCTCAGGACAATCTTGCCTCCAGCAGTGGTTCGCTTGGATCGGCGTTCAAGAATCTTGGCGCGACCATTATTCAGCCGGTCTCCGGCGCGTTCGGACGGGTCAAATCGGTGGCCACGAGCGCGTTCTCCGGTATCGCCACGAAAGCCCGCGACGGCATGAGCGCGGCCGGCGCTGCCATGCAATCCACCGCCACACGGCTCACCGCGCCATTGTCGGCAAAGTTCTCCGCGATGAGCTCGGCCATCGCGGCAAGGATCCCAGCGCCTTTCAAAAACGTCAGCAATGCCATCGGCGGCTATCTCGGCAACGTCGGCGGCGCGGTCGGCGGCGTACTGTCGCAGATTCCCGGAGCCGCCGGCAGTGTCGCGTCTGCGATAGGCTCCAAGCTCAAAAGCGGTGCTGACGTTGCGTGGAATGCGATCAGCTCCATGTCTGGCAAGGCCGTAGGAGCGTTGAAGAGCGTCGCCACGGTCGGACTGGCCGGCGTCGGCGCCGCCGTCGCGGGACTGGCCGGCATCGGCAAGAGCGCTCTCGACGCATACGCGACCTACGAGCAGGCCGTCGGCGGCGTGGACACGCTGTTCAAGGACGCTTCCGGCACCGTGCAGAAGTATGCGGCGGAAGCGTACAAGAACGCCGGCGTAAGCGCCAACGAGTACATGACGCAGGTCACGAGCTTTTCCGCCTCGCTGATCAGCTCGCTCGGAGGCGACACCGCAAAGGCCGCGGAACTCGGCAACACCGCCATGGTCGACATGTCGGACAACGCCAACAAGATGGGCACCGACATCGAGTCCATCCAACAGACCTACCAGTCTCTGGCGCGCGGCAACTACGCCATGCTTGACAATTTGAAGCTCGGCTACGGCGGCACGAAATCCGAGATGGAACGTCTGATCCAGGACGCGAACAAGGTCAAGCAGGCGAACGGTGAGATGGGCGACCTGTCCATCGACAAGTTTTCCGACGTGGTGCAGGCCATCCACATCATGCAGGAGCAGATGGGCATCAGTGGCACCACTGCCAAGGAGGCCGCGACGACCATCGAGGGCTCTGTAGGCATGATGAAGGCCGCATGGCAGAACTGGCTGGCGGAGCTCGGCAAGGACAATGCCGACATCAACGGATTGACCAAGCAGCTGGTCGACTCGATTGGCACGGTCATCCAGAACGTGGGTCCGCGCATCGCGCAGATCATCACCGGCATCACCGCCGCACTGCCGCAACTGTTTTCCTCGTTGGGCAGCACGCTGCCGGCATTGGTCATGCAGATATTGCCGCCGGTGCTCGGAGCGTTGGGTCAGCTCGGCACGATGCTGCTGACCAGTGCGACCACGTGGATCACGACGAGCCTGCCGCAACTGCTCGCCCAGTTCCAATCGTGGGTCACGTCGAGCCTGCCGTCGTTCCTGCAAACCGGATTGACGATGGTCACGAACCTCTTGCAGGGCATCGTGCAGGCATTGCCTCAGATCGCATCCACGGCTGTCATCGTGCTGACGACGCTGCTGGACGGATTGTCGGCCCAATTGCCGCAGCTTATCCCCATCGGCATCAACGCCGTCCTCAACCTCGTGCAAGGCATCCTCAACAACCTGCCGCAGATCATCGACAGCGGCCTGAAGCTTATCCTCGGACTGGCGCAGGGCCTCATCAACGCCATGCCGGACTTGGTAGGCAAGGCTCCGATCCTTATCGGCCAGCTTGTCGGCGGCATCATCAATCGTCTCCCGCAGATCCTGCAGGCTGGCGTGCAGCTGCTCGTCGCACTGGCCAATGGCTTCGTAGCGTCGGTGCCGAGGCTTATCGGCTCAATTCCAGGCATGGTCGGCCAGATTATGCGCGGTTTCACATCTGTTAACTGGGGTAGCGTCGGCCTGAATATCATCACGGGTATTGTGTCCGGCATCGCAGGCGCGGCAGGCAGGCTCGTGTCTGCCGCCGTCAACGCGGCCACGAACGCGTTGGATTGGGTGAAACGCAAGCTTGGCATCCATTCTCCGTCGCGAGTGTTCCGCGATCAGGTCGGTGAGATGATCGGCGAGGGCATGGCGGTCGGAATCGACGAGAGCGCTTCGAAGGTGAGGAAGGCGGCCGGACGATTGACTGGCATCCTGCCTTCGCAGGACGCCTCGTATTCCGTCGGCGTCGCCAACGCCTCGCGTGGCGTTAACGCTGCCTCCTACGGCAATGGTGGGAGCGTGACGAACATCACGCAGACGTTCAACTATCCGGCCATCGCGCCGACGAGCATTTCCACGCAGCAGAAGCTGCAGACAGCGGCCATGCCGCAATGGTAATTGGGAGGTTTCGCGCATGAAGGTCAGCTATTCTCTCAACGGCCAGCCGCTCGACTCCGAGCGGATGCGCGTCATCGTCGGCACTACGCATTACACGTCGCTGTCGCCGATCGTTGACACGGTGCAGGTGAGCGGACGCAGCGGCGTCATCGTAGGCTCCTCGGTTCCGGTGCTGGATGCGCCGGAGCTGACAATCAAGGTCGCGGCGTGGGGTGCGGATTCCGATGCGCTGATCTCGCGTTTCCGTGCCATGTGCCTGTCTGCCGCGAAGCTCACGCTCGGCAGGGTGGAGACCACGGAGGACGGCAGGTCGCGCAGCATGGTCACTCGCGTCGTGTGCACGTCCTGCGAGCCGGACGATGATGAGAGGCCGTCCAGTGACCTGCGCGTCATGACCGCAGTTTTCCAATTGCCTGACGTGTTTTGGCGTGGCGTGCAGTGGCAGGAGGTGACGTTGGCCGCGTCGGGCGGCAGGCTGCTGCCGGGCGGGGTCTCCAAGCCGAGTAGCAAGGGGTATTGGACGCGCTGGCAGGGATTGCCTAACGCCAGTCCGTCCGAGCTTTTCGACATCATGCCGGACGGCTGGCTGTCCAATGCGCCAATCGGCATACTGGTCTTGCGTTTCGGCGCAGTCACTGGTGTGACCATCAGTGACCCGGTGAGTGGCGCGAATCTGCTGTGGGGTGGCAAACGCGACGCCTCACGACCTTACCTCTTCGTCGATGTGTCCAATCGCAAGGCGTGGACGGCGGCCAACGCCGACGCTTGGTCTGGTGGCGTGGATGCGTCGAATGGCATCGACTGGACCACGGAGCCACTGCAAGTGTGGCCTGACATTTCGTCCGGCGATTATCGCCTCGCAATCAAACAGACCGGCAGCGCCGACAAGGTGACCTGCCGGTTTTTGCAATCCTGGGAGTGATTCATGGCAAAGACTTTGCACGCGCGTCTCGTGGCTTATCGTCCATTCGGTGAGCGCATCGGTGTGCTGGCGGAGCCGGTGAGCTTCAGCGCGTCCATGCTCCACAATGACGATGGCGCAATCAGCATCGAATATTCCCTGCTGTCCGGTGACGCTCAGGCTTTCGACCGCGAGCTTACCGATGGCCTCGAAGTGGCCGTGGAAGTGTCGGACGGCAGCGGCTATCGTGAGCCGGACAATGCGCGTTTCGTCATCACCGGACGCTCCGGCAAGACGGATGACCGCACCAAGACCATCACTTATTCCGGTCAGTCGATTGGCTGGCTGCTGTCCAAGGCCGAAAACAACGATTCGTCGCACCTCATCGCCGATGGCGATAACAAGGGTAAGCGGCCATTCTACAGCTCCAATCCGGGCACGATTCTCAAGACCTTGCTGGACGAAAATCGTCAGCGTGGTGGCGTGGCCACCGGCCTGACCTTGGGCTTCGACACGGCCAAGGACTCTGCCGGCAGTAATTGGGCAAAAAAGTACACTCTGTACTATTCGCTCGGCACCGATTTGCAGACCATCCTAGACGCCCTGGTCAATGGTGGCGGCTGCGACTGGCGCACGTCCGGCAGGACGCTCAAGCTGTGGAATGCCGACAGCACCGCCTTGAGCCGCGACCTGAGCAAGAGTATTGTGCTGCAGCTCGCGCGTGACATCAGCGAAGCCCCATTTGAGGAATCAATCGCGGATCTGGCCAGCACGATCCTCGTCGAGGGTGACAATAATCTGCTTTTCCGCATGGACAATCCGAGTGCGCCGACACCTTGGGGCAAGTGGGAATCCTATGCCTCGCAGGGTGGCGTGTCCGACAAGGACACCGCTCAAGCCTTTATGCAGTCGACTTTGGATGACTCGGCAAGGGTGCGTGGCCAGTACACGCGCGACCTCATCGTTTCCGACGTGGACAGTCTGCCGCTCGTTGACTATCATGCTGGCGATTGGATTACGGCTCCGACCATCACGCATGGGGAGAAGGTGCGCGTTCAGGAAATCGACCTGAGCATGCGACAGGGCGAGGGACTATCCGTCAGCATCGCTCTGAACGATATCAAGTATGATGCCTCGGTCAAGCAGGCGAAGAAGATTAAGGGCATTACCGGTGGTGCCGCGTTGGCCGGTAGCGAGGGCGGCACGACCGCCTCTTCCGACCGTGACCATCGCGTGCCGAAAGCGCCGCAGGGTCTCATCGTGCAGACCGATGCCTACATCAGCTCGGACGGTTTCGCACACGGCTTGGCCACCGCCATGTGGTCCGCAGTGACCGAAGCGACCAATGACACGGCCATTGAGATCAGCAATTACGCCGTCGAGTGGAAGCAGCACAAAGACGGTGCGCCGTGGCATGCCGCCGGCACTACCGACAAGCTCCAGCTCGGCTTCGGCAGCTTGGATTGCGGCACTCAGATCGAGGTCAGGGTACGCGCCGTGCCAACGTATTCCGACAAGCTCGGCGAATGGTCGAGCATCGTCGTGGCCACCGTCGAATCCGACGTGACCCCGTGCTCCGTGCCGTCGAAGCCGGTGCTTTCCTCGGAATTGGGCGTGGTGACCATCCACTGGGATGGCAAGACCTCCACCGGCGCGTCGACGGAACCCGACTTCGACCACATCGAGGTCGGCGAGGGTGTCAATGCGGCTGGAATGCGGGTAATTTCCGCCACGCAGTCCGGTCAGGGCGATTATCTTGTGACCGGCCTCACGGGCGGCTCGCAGCACTCCTATGCGTTCCGCTCGGTGGACCATGCGGGCAATCGCTCCGCCTGGTCTGCCATCGCCACTGTGACCGTGGCTTCGGCTGTCTCTCCTGATGAGGTCAAACAGATTCAAAAAGATTTGGCTGATAATCAGACGGCTTTGAAGGATAATGCGGCGAAGCTGACGCAGGCGCAGAAGGACATTGCGGCGAATCAGCAGGCGCAGGCCGCCACGTCGAAAGAGCTTGAAGCGGCCAAGGCCGACATCAAGGCCAATCAGTCGGCGATCGGCACGGCCAACGCCACGCTGAAGGACAACACCGACAAGCTGACGCAGGCCCAGAAGGACATCCAAGCCAACAAGACTGGTCTTGACGCGGCGTCCAAAACGCTTGCCCAGGCCAAGACCGATTTGACGCAGGCGCAGAAGGACATTGCCCAGACCAAAAGCGACCTGACCACCGCGAATGGCGAGATCAGCAAGGCGAAGGAGTCGGCGGCGCAGGCGTATGCCGAAGCCCACTCGAAGAATCACACTTTCCGTGGGCCGGACGAGCCGAAGGACAATCTGATTGTCGGTGACTTGTGGCTTCAGACCCAAAAATATTGGACGAGGTGGAAAGGCACGCCCAATGCCTCGCCGTCGCTCTTGGCTGACTTCTACACGTACTGGCAGGGCGAAGCCAATAATTCTCCTTCCGTGCTCGTGCCGCTCTCCGACCGCGTGATTGACACGCTTGTCTGGGATGGTGCCGCTTGGAACCACATGGGCTATGCCGACGTGGAGCGCAATGCCGACGAAATCGCTCAGGCGAAGTCGGATATCGCGGATAATGCGGCTAAGACCACCGACGCGAAGAAGACCGCCGAGAATGCCGCTGCCGCCGCGAAAAACGCGCAGGGCACGGCTGATACGGCCAATGGTGCGGCGAAGACAGCGCAGGATACAGCCAATGCGGCTACCGCTGCCGCGAAGAGTGCCACAGCCACCGCAGGTCAGGCCAAGGATGCCGCCAATGCCGCCCAGACCGCCGCCGAAAGCGCCAAGAAGACCGCTGGCAACGCCGAGACGCTGGCGAACACCGCCAATGCTTCGGCCAATGCGGCCAAGTCCGACGCGGCTTCGGCCAAGACGGACGCGGCCAATGCCAAGACCACCGCCTCGAACGCTTCGAGCGTTGCCACGCAGGCCAAGGCCACGGCTGACAGTGCGGCACAATCCGCCACCGATGCGGCCAATGCCGCGCAGAAGGCGAATACGGCTGCTGCCGCCGCCGCTGGTGTGGCGAACGGCAAGGCCGACGTGCTCATCCAGTCCACTGCGCCGGCCACGTCGATGCGCAAGCCGACTACCTTGTGGATTGACACCACCGGTGGCGCTAACACGCCGAAACGGTGGAACGGGTCGGCTTGGGTGGCGGTGACTGACAAGGCCGCTACCGATGCGGCAAACGCCGCCGTCAAGGCACATGCTGCCGCGCAGACGGCGCAATCCACCGCTGACAAGGCTCAGACCACAGCCGCGAACGCCGCGTCACAGGCGAATCAGGCTCAGGCCGCAGCCAAGAAGGCGCAAACCACGGCGGACGGCAAGAATCTGATCTACCGTGGCCCTGACGAGCCGAATCATGACGGCTTGAAGCCGGGGGACATGTGGTGGAGGACGCAGAAGTATTGGACTCGCTGGAAGGGCGAGAAGAACAATTCGCCATCCATGCTGGCCGACTTCTACACGTATTGGACCGGCGCGCCAAACAACAGCCCCTCCGTGCTTGTCCCGCTCGCTGATCGTGTGGTGGAAGTCCTGACATGGGACGGTACGAGATTCGAGCCATTCGACCTCGTGGCGAACAACATCCTCGCTGCTGGCACGGTGGCCGCGAAGCATCTCGCCGCCGACTCAGTGACCGCTGAGAAGGTCAAGGCCAATGCCATCACGGTGGACAAGCTCGCCGCCAATTCGGTCACGACCGACAAGCTGGTGGCTGACGCGGTGACCGCCACGAAACTCGCCGCCAACTCGGTGCAGGCGCGCAATATCGTCGCACTGGCCATCACAGCCGACAAGATTGCAGCCAATTCGGTGACCACGGGCAAGCTCAAGGTCACGGAAGACATGACCGTGGCGCTGCTCAACGTCCACAAGATTCAAGCGGGCGACATTGCGGCTAATGCCGTGACCACTGCCGCTTTGGCTGCTGGCGCGGTAAACGCCGATAAGCTGGCCGCGAATGCGGTTACGGCGGGTAAGGTGCAGGCCGGTGCCATCGGCACCGACAAGCTCGCCGCCAATTCCGTGACCACGGGCAAGCTCAAGGTCACGGAAGACATGACCGTGGCGCTGCTCAACGTCCACAAGATTCAGGCGGGCGACATCGTGTCCGGTGCAATCACGACGGACAAGCTCGCCGCGAACGCGGTTAACGCGGACAAGCTGGCTGCCAATTCGGTCAATGCGTCCAAGATTGTCACTGGTGCGATCACAGCCGACAAGCTCGCGGCCAATTCGGTGACGGCTGTCAAGATCGCGGCTGGCACCATCACGTCTGACAAGGTGGCGGCAGGCCAGTTCCGAGGCTACGTGTTCACCGGCGCGATATTCCAGAGCTCCGATGCGGCGAACACTGGCATGAAGCTCAATTCGACCGCCCTGCAAATGTGGGATTCCAGCCATAACCAGACCGTCTATCTTGACGGCGAGGGCAAGTCGAATGTGCTGACTGGTACGTTCCAAACCCGCGTCAGCGGGCACAGGGTGCGTATCAGCCCGGATTATCAGAGCCACGTCATCGGCGGCACTGAGACTTTCGTGGGTGATGGCCTGGAATTCCCCGCTTACAACGGTTCGACGGCGTTTTACTCTTATCCGGCCATTGCTTCTGTCATCCAGTCGAACGAGGTCGGCACGATGAGCGCCATGAATTTTTGGAGCGGACACGTCGCAAAGAATGATCCAGCTGCTTTCATGCGGTTGGCATCCAAACCACGCGAGCGTGGCGGCACCGGTATCCAAGGCATCAAATCTGAGGTGTATGCCGTAGCCAATACGGACTACGACGAGCCGGACGCAAGCAAAAAAACCAGCGCATTGCTCCAATTAGTCGGAGATGGCGTGGACGGCTCCAATGCCTGGCTCCAAGCGCAAGATGCGAACGGCAAGGTCGGAATCGGAGCGAACATTGCGACCGGATACGTATATTTCGGCGGCTATCTTGGCGGCATCACAAACCGCCAGACCTTCCAAGCCCAGACCGCATGGAAGGTGTGGTGGCCGAATCCCGGCCGGAGCATCGCGGCCGGCGCATCAACGCAAGTCACATGCGCGCTCAACCCGACGAAATACGGCCGCTATTACGTGGTCGCGAACGCGGATTCGCAATGGGCGGGCATCATCGCGCACCCATGCAACACGGGCGGGCAGAGCGGCTTCCAATTGAAGCTTTACAACGCCGACCAGCCTTGCCCGGTCGACGTGTACGCCGAATACCTCGCCTATCTGGTCAAATGATTGGAGGAAATCTTGTCATCGACTTTTGAAATGGATGATAACGGATTGTGTATCATCCGCTGCGATCCGCCGGTGAACGGGTCGGACAGTTTCGTGTTCCAGCCCGAGGTGATCGCCTCGTGGAAGGCCCTGCTTGGGCTTGCTTCCACACGTGAGGCGATCGCCGCGATCATGCAGGGCAAGGAGGATACGAGCCGATAC